TTAAAGGCTATCAAGCAAAGGCTACTATTGCTACACCTAGACAAAGAATTATGCAGTTCCCTGTTTACTGCTTTGATATAGAAACAGATAGATACAATGTTGTATCTGGTTATGAAGGTAAGGCATTAACACGACTACAACTACTAGAGAATGTTGAAGAGAATGGCGATGTTGTTACTTGGCAAGACCTTACTACTGGCGAAAGTCGTCAAGTAGTTATTGAGCAAATCTCCTTTACACGCATGACTCCACCTGATAAAAGGTTTGATGGGTTTGGCGGAGTAATTGAGATAACTATTAGAACGGTATAATGACATGACACCTGCTGACTGGGCTGCACTTGCAGTATCAATTACCACTTTAATTGGAGCATTGGCTATAGGAGTAAGACACTTAGTTAAACACTATTTGTCAGAACTTCGCCCCAATGGAGGCTCAAGTGTCAAGGACCAGGTCAACAGGCTAGAAGAGAAGGTTGAATTTTTAACCACGTTTGTAATAGAAGCGTTTAAAAATGAAAGCAAATAATTTTCCTAAATGGTTTTACGATAACAATACCAATATTGATTTTGAGGTAGGGTTAGCGGAGTTCAAAGGTAAGAAAAATCTTAGATTCCTACAGATAGGTGTCTTTACTGGCAATTGTTCAGCATGGTTACTAAAGAATATACTTACTGACTCATCATCATTGCTAGTAGATGTAGACCCTTGGTGTGGCAATTTACCACATGAGTCAGTCTATGACTGGGATGATATACAAGAGGCTTATAGAGAACAAGTAACAAAGCATGGTGCAAAGGTTCAAATACATAAAGCATTTAGTGCGGACTGGTTAAGAGAACACCGTGAACTTAAGTATGATTTTATCTATATTGATGGAGACCATCTGCCTGAATCAGTAACACTAGATGCCGACCTATGCTGGGATTTACTTAAACCAGGTGGTATTATGGCCTTTGATGATTATGAGTGGGACCATCCTGATGGCACAGACAAAAACCCTAAGCCAGCAATAGATGCTTGGCTGGCAAAACATAAAAATGATATTGAAATAATTCGTAAGGGATGGCAAGTATGGATAAGAAAGAAGTGAACAATGACTGTTGCAAAGAAAGCCACACCTGCTGCGATTGCTGTATTGCGCCAAGCGACAGCGTTAAGACCGAAGCGGAAGAAAGCAAGCGATGGTCTACTACCATCTGCTGCTCATTTAAAACAGAGTCCTAACTCAGACCATAACACTGGGTATGCAGTTGACTTAACTCATGACCCAGACAATGACATTAACTGCCATGAGGTGTATGCACACCTTAAATCTGATAACCGTGTAAAGTATTTAATATTTAAAGGTAGAATCTGGTCAGCCGAAAAAGGTGACAGGGAGTATACTGGTTCCAACAAACATAATAAACATATACATATTTCCATAAAAGAAAACTGCGGTAAAGATACATCACCTTGGTTTCCTTGGATGGGAAAAGCACCAACACTCAACAAGGTAGTAGCCTCGATAAAGCCACTGCCAAAGAAGGAGAACAAATGAAAGATTTAATCGCTAAGTTAAAGAGCAAGAAGACTAGGGCTGCAGTCAAGTCTTATCTTCGTGCAGTATTAGCATCAGCAATCACTATGGGACTAGCCCTTGCTGCTGACCTAGCACCAGAGCAGGCTATTCTAATCGGCGCATTAGCCGCACCATTGGCTAAATGGGCAGACAAGACCGAAAAGGAATACGGTATCGGCTCAAAGTAACACCTTTAATTGGGCTTTAAACGCCCTTTATAGACATGAATAACCCCCGCCCTAGTAGAGATACTAGAAAGCGGGGGCTTTTCTTGTTTTCTAAGCAGTTCCCCTCTACTTAGATAACTCTTGCACCACTTGGAGGATTTTATCTGGTCGTATCAGATAGCCCTTTGACGGATTAGGTTCTATGTTACAGGTAATTGGATGGCCATACAAGGTAAGGGCACGCCGTAAATGTTCTATTGGTACTATCAATACAGTTCCTTCTAATACAAATGCCCAGTACTCAGCCTTAGTTGAAGAGATACCAGATGGATACCACTCTTCATTGTTGTGTGACCAGCACACAGTTTCTATATATAAGTTACCAGTATTCTTCCACTTTAAATCTGTTTTAACTTCTATGGTTTTGCCATTAGTTAGTAGTTGATTAACTAACGACTCACCTTCATGTCCTACTGATAGGTCTAAATCAAAGTCAGACAGTTTGCTCATAAGTCACATCAATAAACATAGATGCAGGAAGAACTGTTTTACCAATTATTCCATGCTTACTTCTATATCTATTCCTTTCTTCCATAGTAGTTCCTGCCCATATTCCATGGACTAGGTTATCTATTGCATAATCATAGCACTCGACTTGTACTGGGCAAGTACTACAAATTCTTTTAACGTGATTAAGATAAGGATAGTTACCTTTTTCTTCAGTAAAAAATAATTCTACATCAATACCAAGACATGCTGGCGTATCACTAAATCTCATTATCCTCCTGTTGAATAGAAGCCACTTCCCTTAAAGTGTACTGGTGTAGAGGACCATATACGAATCATAATATTTCCGCAAGAGGTACAAAATGGTGCAGCAGAATCATTAGTTTCTGTTACTACTGTGCAAGTCTTGCATTCAAAATCATAGTATGGCATTAGTCGCAATCCAATCCTATGTCATCTATTGGTGTAGGTAAAGTGACTAATGAACCACAACTAACACACTCACCATCTAGAAAATAGAAGGCTATCTCTCCGCTTTCAAAGGCTACTATAGCGGTAAATAGTTCTGAACCACACACACAGATATCTCCTATTGGATTACCACGCAGGTCCATAGCGTTGCTGTAATCTTTTTTAAATAAATCTTTTATCTCTTTAGGATTCTCTTGGCTCATCATCTTCTTCTGTCTCTATGTTATCCATATCCACATATGTTCGCCATCCACCTAGATGTCTGACTAAAGAATTAACTGCACGGGTAACTCGCATACGTGCACCATCAGCAGATGTATTTAATTCTTTGCCTAACTCATTCCACTCGCAGTTATCTACCGTAAATCGTAGCCTTAAAATATTTTGTTTTGCCTCTGCTAATTGATTGTATGCTTTTTCTATATCTGACCGTAGAACTAGCCAGTTGTTTCCGTCTGTGATTTCGCCTTTGCCCATCTTAAAGTTAAGGTCTTTTATCTTGCTAGGTATCTCGTAACTACCTGCAATAATAGATGGCAAAAATGCTTCTATAACTGAAGAGTCGTAATAATATAAATCAAGTAAGTCATAACCTGACTTCTGGGATTTTTCTTTTTCACAATGCTTTAATGCTGCGTTGCGTAATGATTTAGCAATTAGTTTTTCTTTATCTTTGGCTGGTAACTTAGACCATTCTTTGTATTTAACTGGATGTGTAACAAACCATAGCCATAATATTTGTTTAATATCCTGTGGTTCAACCATTGGATATCTTTTAGAATACTCGGAGGCAAGGGAGGATACAAGCAACTGATATTCTTGTACCCATTCCTCACTCATACTTTAATCTGTGCCTTTCCACTGTCCTCTTTGTACCAATAGTCCTATTATAGCATAGTTAGCCAGGTCTATAAGAGTGTCTTCGACTGACTCATAGTTCGGCGTGTTGCCTGTATCTACTAGGTTATTTAGCCTGGCCAACTTGTCATGCATCCTAACTCGTAGTCCATTCATAGCCCCGCCTGGAGCGTGGGCTATATTAAATGAGCCGTAGTCTTGTTGTTTTTTTAACAAGATGGCTGTTAGTTCGTTTGTAATTGTATCTACGTCACCTGGATTCTTCATCTAATATATCCTTAATGTTAGTATCGAATTGTTCCATTGCTGCTGCTACTTGTATTTCATCTGTAAACTGTTTGCCTTCTCCTATACTGCTGGCATAAATAACTGTGCCTAATAGTGTAAGCATACGCATGGCACTGTCTGGTTCTTTTTCTATAGTTAAATAGATATCTCGTAGTGCATTTAATATATCCAACCCTTGCCCATCTGATACTGATAGGCCAACCATACGTCTATTTTCTCCTACAAAATCCCAGAATTCTTCATCATTATCCCAGACATTTTCTAATTCGCTCATCTATCCACTCCTTTCCTTCTTGCACAATGATGCTATTTACATCATGTCCTTCTGGCATTTGTAGTAAATTAACATTGCCTAGTTCTCTACTTAGTTTTTTACCAAACTCTAAGCCTGCATTGTCACCATCTGCTAATACAATTACTACCTCAAAATCATCTAATATCTTTCCATAGTATGGCTTCCAATTATTAACTCCAGGTATACCAATAGATGGATGTCCAGTCTTAGATGTTAAGACAACTGTATCTAACTCACCTTCAGTTACACATATATAATTACCTGCAGTTAAAACTGCCTGAGCGTTATACATTGTAGTCTTAGCACCAGGCACACCCATATACTTGGGTTCATCTGGATGGTTGTTAACAGTTCTAAATCTAATATCAACAACACCTGATGGTGTTATATAAGGAATTGCTAACCTACCTTTGTATGATTCATGTCCAGGTAATGGGTCTTTAACTATCCCTAGATGAAATTTCATTGCCTCTTCTACCGAGAGATGTCGGGTTGAAAGATACTCTGCTGCTAAATGAAGATGCTTTGCGTATTCCTCCGCTGCCTGGTAAAGATATGTCCTCTGCGAATTTGAGAGCCTCACTATAACTACCTCCTTGTCTATGTATAATTAAATCGTATACGTCACCTTTTACTTCACAACCAAAACATTTAAATCTATTCTCATCATAATTAATGGCTGCTGATGCATGCTTATCGCCATGATATGGGCACTTCATCTTGCGCCAACCATGCCCCACGGCTGGCAGGGTGGCGCCTATATGTTCTAGGTAGGCAGCAACACTGTGCTTATCCATAGTAATAATCCTATCATTTCTTGTTGAAAGTATGTTAGCAATATTAATAGTTCACTTATCATTTAAAATCTTTCTGATTAATTCTATCCATATTTTTGCTGGCATTGTGGCATACCATTCTCCTACATCTCCTTTACCTATCCGTTTGTGTAAGACTACACCTGTCCATGCATTATCATTTCTTATCTCTACCTCTAGTTCTTTTACCCATGCTGATAGGTCTAGGCGATAGTGATTTTTTACTTCTATAACTACACCATTAACTCCTGCTATATCTCCTTTATCTAACTGAGAACCTGCAATCCTACGTTCTGCATAAGGGAACCATTTCTTTAGCCATTTAACTACATCTGCTTCTGCTTTGGAACCCTTTGCTTTGCGTGGATTGCTCATCCTAACTCCTGTTGTTGTGGCATATAACGAATCATAACATCATCTAGATGCATAGATTCTGGGTTGAATGAAAGAGTAACATAGTTGTTACCTGTTTGGTCTGCTTTACCATAACGATTCTTAACTGGGGCTACACATAAGAAGTTGTCATCTCCTTGTTTCATCTGCCCAATAGTTAATACCATTGCTGGTATCTGGTTAACTAAACCTTGAACTGCTGACCGTGGCTGACATGGATAGTTTTCAAATCCTTCTTTGGTATGGTGTAGAACTAGAACTGCAGCATTGGTATCTCTAGCCAAATACTTTAGTTCTTTCATTGCTGCACGCATGCCCTGGAATTCTTCGTGTCCATCCATTGCTATGTCCATTAAGTTATCTACAACAATAAGTGTAGGGCTTCTACCCCATACTGTTTCGAATGCAGATACTTCTTCATCTAAATCTTTAAGTGTAGGTGTAGATTCAAATGACCAGAACAAATGGTTGTTAAGTAATAGTATTTCATTTGCTTTTTCTGGGTCTTTCTTTAATAAGTTTTCTGCCATTTGTTGACTCATGTTACCTGCCATTGCGATTAAACGCATGGCCATAGTGTGAGCATTAGTATCTGCGCTGAAGTAAAGTGTTGGCAGTTTAGTTCTGGCTGCAATTGCTAGTGCAACTGAGGATTTACCTGCACCTGGGGTGCCTGCTATGACTGTTACTTCTGCTCTGCGTAGTATGATTCCCGCTCTTTCAAAAGCCTGAAAAGCAGGGGGCAATGGTTCGCCCCCCACTTCTGCTTTCTTTATAGAGCGTCTAAGTGTTTTCACTTAACCTGTTCTGGAACGAATGTGTTCCATGCTGCGTCAGTTGTTTTAAGATAAACATTCTTACATTTATCAAACGCACCTTTAGGTGCTGGGCAGAAATAACCACGATACATAGAACCATCTTTACCTGTTCCTTGAATTGCTGTCATCTTTCCATGTGGACAGTTGCGTCCACCAAGCGTAGTAGTTGAGTTATCTATTGGGCTGATACTGGCGCCTAGTGCTGATGCAACTTGTCCTACTGTCATAGGTGTAGGTATTGTGCCACGAATTGCTTTCTCTAGTTCTGTTGTGGCTGATGTGATTGCGTCTAGTCCTTGTGCAACAATGCTATCTAGTTCTGTTCCGTCACTTGCACGGACTGTTACTAAACTACCTGCTGCTGTCTTGATTGTTATACTGATTGGTGCTTCTGAGTGAGACATGTCTCTCCTATTCGAATGGAGTAGCAAGACCTTTTTGGTCTCGCCATTTTCTTACTTTCATAGAGAATTCTAAACCTTTAAAGCCTTCTTTAATATCTATCCACATTAACTTGCATGTGCCTGTCCCTGCAGGTAGATGGATAATGATTGCTTTGTCTTTGTTTACATCACCCCATGTGCTACGGGTTGCCGTTGCACTATCATACGGCAAACCGTTGGCGTATATAGCCAACTGTATTGCTATGTTATTAGGATGGTCTACTCGACCAGTCTTAATATCTGCAACAAACAACTCGCCTTTATACTCAACAATTCTGTCTGGTGTGCCAGCAATTTTAAATTTATCTAGCACACAAAACTGTTCTATGAACTTATTGTTGAGAATTTTAGTTGCTTCTTCGTAAGCCTTTATATCTGGTGCCCATTGCGGTGGGACTATACCTAAGTCTTGTCCTAAGTCTAGTCTTTCTGCAAATGAATGTATGGCTGTGCCTATGTTTGCTGCTTTGTTTGCGCCTGCTACTTCCATAGCATCTTCAATCAAAGAGTTAACTGCCATCTTATCATCTTGTGCTGCTGTAATTGATAGCAGTATATCTGGCCGTGTAGTTAATCCAATTGCTGCCATCCGCATTTTCCAAGCGGTTAATGCTGAGGCATCATCTAATGAGTTAGCAATTGTAGTTGCTCTTGTATAGGCAATTGCTTTACCACCTGTTGGTGGAATTATCAATGGCCTACCATATCTATCTCTATTTATTTCTACTTTTGCCATTGCTCTCCTTTATGAGTCAGCCCTGAGAAAGGAGATAGCCGAAACCAGGGCTGCTCAAGATTAGTATATCACATTAGGCTTCAGGATAGCACGACTCTACTGTGAGGTCGTCTACCCATACATCGCCATCAACCGTTAGATTAATTTCAAATGCATCTTCAATTATCTCACGGGCTGCCTCAGCATTAGGTGCTTCTACACCTGTAACTGTGGCTGTAATAGTAACTGTTGCTGACCATGACTTAGTTAGTTCATCACTACCTATATCTTTGAGTAGACTATTAACATCATCTACCTCACATAGGATTTCTGACTGGTCTGTTTCATATCTAGATTGAAAGAATTCTTTTACATCAAACTGAGTGCTTTTGAGTTTGCGCTCAACTTGCACTAGTTCTGTTCTAAGATTTTCTTTTTCTTCTATCAATCTAACTAATGAATCATTGGTAAAGGTATACTTAGTATCCTTCACCTGGATAGAGATGGTTGGCTCTGTGCCATCTACCTCTGTGTAATACATTGTCATGCTATCTCCTTACCTTGATTGATGTTTGTGCATGTGTAGCACCTTCTGCTATGTCGCAGTCATTACACCAATAGCCATATAAACCATTAGCAAATAATGATTCAGATACTACTTCTTTTTTCTCTCTACATACATTGCATTCTTTGAACTTAGATATCATAACACTATACTCCTAGCAATTCAAGTGCTCGAGTCTTGATGTTATCGCTGGTGCCTGAGATGGCACGCAATGCTAAGTTCTTACCCTTTGCATTGTAGTCAGCCCATTCTATAACTGCTTGCCACATACCGAACTGTGTGTTCCGTATATTCTCTTGTGTAGGAGAGGCAGCATAGATATTGAATGCTGTTTCTCTAGCCTGGATAGCACGAGTATATTGTTTCTTTTCACCTGTAGATAGTAAGTCATATCTAACTTCTTCTATCTTGGTAGGTAATGGAAACACACGCTTGAAATAATTCTTTGCATGCTCGTGGCTTGCCTCTTTGGCAAGTAACATATCTGCTAGTTGTGTGTAGTCATTAGCCATATCATAACTTAATTGAATGATATTACTTATCTCTGATATAGATAACTTAGCATTAGTTGTATGGCTCAACTGATAAGTATACTTGTTCTTGCCTTTGTATATCTTATTGATTTGATTCATACAAAATAAACGCTCAATGATTGGCCTGATGATTACTGAACTACTACCATCATGACTAGTCTTGGCTAATAAGAATGCTGCATGTGGGTCATTAGCAATGGTCATCTCCATTGGAGTTTCCATTAACATCCAGACTTTACCACCGCCATCATACTCACCTGCTGCTGCGTATCTCATGCCACTAGAATCAATTAAGTTATCTAGTGCGCCAAAGATTTCTGCATTCTGAAATACTTTGTAGCGATTACCAACTACCCCAATGGCTGATGTTTGACCGTATGGTGTCGTCTTGATAACTGCTTTCTTGTTTTCTACTGGGATATAATCTTTAACCATATTCGTTCCATTCTCACCTGGAACTGTATAGGTTGCAGTAATATCATGTAGTGATACTGACCAATCTAATCCTGCTTGACTGGCTACCTCACTGGCTGATGTAGCCTCTACTGCTACACCTGCTTTGTGCCATGCAGCCTTGCGTGCTGTGCCATGTATCAATGTATCAGTTGTCATTGTTTACCTCATAGATATTATTTAGAATACCATCGTGTAGTTTGACTGCCATCTCTCTCATCTCTGAGGCTGACCACTGAGCATTGTATACTCGCTTCAATAGTTTGGCTAAAGAATATTCTGGATTGGTTTCTAATACCTTATCAAGAAATTCTTGGGCATACTCTTTTTCATCTGCTTCATATAGGTATGTAGTAAATACCGTAGCAATTGGAATGCATTTATCTTTAGTAATAACATTACCAATTACTGATAGATAAGTGCCAACATAATCTATATCTTTTTCAACTCGTAATCCCATAAGGAAATCACGCATTTGTATATTGTCATTAGTAGCAATGGCTACCTCTGCTATATGTTTGGCTGATGGAACAACTCCATCTGCTATGTTATCAATTGCTTTACGAATGTCCTCTACTATACGGACATTTGTATCACGGTCAAATGGATTATACTTACCATCCAACTCATTGATTTCTGTTATAACATCCTCTCGCAGAAACTCTGCGCTTAGGTCTATCATCTTATCTCCTTTGTTTTGGGAGGGCGTCTCGCCCCTATTGGCGGACGCCCGATTTGCTACAAATATTTTGCTATCGAATTGTAAGTAGATGTTGACACCACTTCCTCGTCAGTAAGTTGAAGGATACGAATAGCATTTGATATCTCTTCTTTTGCATCACGATAAGTATGTGAATGCATTACTTCTGATTCACGCTCAGGTTCAGTAGGAAACTCATTCTCTTTAACTGTTAAATCAAAATCAACATTGAGATTGTGTGTCCATTGACGATAGTTAGTGCGTATGTTTTCTGCTTTTGCTATATTATCCATAGCAAATTTGATTACTTCTTTACGCCATTTTTCCATAGCCTTTTGATACTTTGCTTCGGCTTGGTCTTGTGTTGTGTAGTCAAGTTCTAACTTGGTTAGTGCTTGCTGTAATGCAACGATTACCTTTTTGGTAGGTATCTTTACATTAATTGTCCTGCCATTTCCTCGTGCCATATATCTCCTTTGTTAGTTGTTTGTATACCGTGTTCGCAGGTAGCGGTATAACCCACCTTCCATAATCACTTATCCAAGTGGTGCGAATTTTAATACCATCCTTTGGCACGCCAATGTGCCCATGCCTTAGATGGTTTTTCGTAGCGGTGTTGGATATAAGCCAGTCCCCGCTCAACCTGCAGCGGGGCTGGCGTGTGTGGTTTAGTGTTAAGAATTTGTGCTATGCCATACGCAGTGGAGTTAGGGTTGTCTGCATGCTGTCGCCATCCAGACTCTTTGCCCCAAAGTTTTGCGAGTGCTCTCCACTCAGACTTGTTCCAATGTGGGTACTCCCATTTCATCAATGCTTTGGCGTATGCTTTGGCCATTGCTGGTGTCCACAAAGATGTGTTTATGCAGTTGTCCTGCAATTGAACTGCTACTGCTGCTGCCATTGCTGGACTGGGCAAGAATGGTGCTGACAATAGCGCTAGTAGCCAACTTAAAGACCCTGCTAACAATCTCTTCATTTAATAATCCTCCATGTGATATATCCAAAGAGTAGTAAGAATGTCCAGGATTGTGATGGTGTGAGGTATGAATTCGCAATGACTTGTTCAATCATCTCACCCTGATTATCTCTTGGCTATGCTTGATACCCGTATCAAACTCTAACACATGCCATTCGGATGGGTCTTCAAGGGCATCATCGCCTGCTCTATCTACATTTATATGTGTAGTTCGGCACCTAACTTTGGCCATAATCCACACGGTATGCTCCCATTGTGGGGTATCTTCTTCAAGCATTGGATTCCTCCTCATTCTTTAGAAGGTCGTTGACTGCAGGCTCTGGTGCTTCCCATAATTTACGAGGAGCATTGCCAATTAACTCATCGTATACATCTAGCATATCTAGCATGGCATATGCGAAGGCTTCTTTAATTTTGAGCAGTTCTTCTCTGCTTCTCATTGCTATCTACCTTTCCATCTTGCGTCTGGCTGCGGTTGCATTACTCATACGCTGAATGATTTCATTCTGTGTCTTGATTATATAAATGCTATAGCCAATAGTCAAGATGCTAGCAACAAGGGCTATCATAATACCTATCATTGTTCCTGTGTCTAGATACATTACTTGCCTCTTTTCTGGGCACGGATAGCCAACTTGGCTGGACTATACCCACCTATGGTCTTGCCTGTTTTCTTTTGAACCTTTGGCTTTTTCTTATAAGCCTTACCGTTTTTTCTATCAGTTGTTGCCATGCTATCTCCGTTCGACTCGTAGTTATCCAATGAACCTACTTTGCGGGTCCGCAAAATAAAAAAATTTTTGGTGGCAAGGTGAGGCACGAACCCCACCTTGCCTGTTGTTTAACTTATCCAGTATAGATACTTAGTATTTCTGTAACTAATATGGCAGGTTAAGCAACCCATGTATTTATTGATTTGATAATGGCATGTGCTACAAACTGTAGCCCATGATGGTAAAGCAAGATAAGCATTTAGTTCATCTTGCTTGAACATAGGGAAGACATGTTTGCCTAGAAATAACCAACCAGGAGGACGGTCAGTTATATCGTATGCCCCGTCTAGGTATTCGCCATCACGGTTAGTCCATTGATGGCCATACCCTTTCTCATCGGGGATATCAATAGAGAGAGAAGGTTCAGACTCCTGCTCACTTCTATTAATCTCTTGAAAGTCTAGAGCATATTGGGCACTAGAACCTTCTTGTAATAGATTACATTCTACGCAATACTCATCACGAGTATCCAGCGATGTGGCTGGATTCTCGTGTGAGCATGAGAAAGACTGCGTAGAAGATGACAAAGCAAATGATGTCATCGGCTGGTTGGTTAGGCCAGAGCGATTTCGGTGATTACAAGGTTGTCATACCAAGTGCCAGGTTTTTTGCCAGCCTTGGTTTCCATGTAGCCATTGATGTTAACCACGGCTTCTGAGTTATCCACAAGATTTTTGCGGATGAACTCAAGGTGGTCAGGGTTAGCAGTTGTTACAATGCGTGAAGCAACGAAGACGGATTGGTAGGAACCGTCTGGTTGAGCAACTGCTCTGCTGTCAAGGATACCAAGATTGAAACGGTTCTTGTTATCCCAGACTTTGTTAACACGGGCATTCTCAAATGAGAACTTATTCATGATTATCTCCTTTACACTAAGGGACTTTTCCCCTAGCACTAAGCGCAGGGGAAAATCCCATGCGGTAACCAGATACATTCTGATTACAAAAACCAGACACATCTGGCAGAAGGGAATTGTCAAGCAGCCTTTCCGCTTGACAAGGAATGAATGCCTGACATAAAAACTTAACATTAACTGAGGCCCCAGTTTACCGAACCAAGGGCCGAAGACTGTAGTCCTGCCAGCACGCTTCTATACTGTATAGTAGGTAGCGGTAGCAGTCTTGGGTCAACTCGTATTGACCCCAGAGTGTTTAATGGTGAGTAGAAGCAGTATATGTATCTACATAAAAGATTTTCCCGTACAGTGTTCACAGTCCTTTGCTATACCAGTTTGTCCTATTTTATACTATTTTTGGGCAGGCTTTAAAAATAGTTCTGGCCAAAAGCGTTCGTTTTGGCCTGTTGAACGGATTAATACTATATAGAGGCTGTTTCTTTTTTACAGTAGCAAGTTCTTCAGGAACTTGCGTTACAGACTGTATCTACTACCTGTTACTAACTGACAGTAACTGAATGAAAACGGGACAGGACTATGAGTTTTAATAAAGGTACTACTAACCCCAAAACCCTTGCGATGGCAGAGGCAAAGGCTAAAGTTCTAGCCTTGGTGGCCGAAGGCCACTCTGTCCATAAGGCTATGGAACTGTGTAACAAGAAACCCGACACCGTAAGAATCTGGTGTCTGAGGGATAAGAAGTTTGCCGCTGACCTAGCCGAGGCTAAGGAGACCGCAAAGGATGCTTCCCTTGCATCCCTAGGTATCCCAAAAGAAGAAATAGATTTCCCTAGGTTCTCCGAAATTTTTTTACAACAGAGGGTATTCCCCCACCATCAAGATTGGATTGACTTACTAGAGGATAGAGAGCCTTCATGGCTCCACCATAGTATGGTTTACGAGAAGGGTGACCCAGCCCGTCTCTTGGTTAACGTGCCACCTGAGCACGCCAAGAGCACAGTCATCACTGTAAACTACTCCACATATCGTATCGCCCTCAACCCCAATATCCGCATCATCGTGGTTTCGAAGACGTTAATCAAAGCACGCGAGTTCGTGTACGCAATCAAGCAGAGACTCTCCCATCCGAGATGGTTAAAGTTGCAAACAACTTTTGGACCTGAAGGGGGATGGAAAGAGGACTCAGATACTTGGCGAGTTGATACAGTCTACCTTGGGGGCGATGCCCGAAATTCAAGCGAGAAGGACCCAACCATCCAAGCACTTGGTATGGGTGGACAGATTTACGGAGCACGTGCTGACCTCATCATTCTAGATGACTGCATTACTACAGCAAACGCTCATGAGTTTGATAAACAAATCAACTGGTTACAAAAAGAAGTTATTACCCGTTTGGGTAAGAACGGTAAGTTACTAATCGTAGGGACACGAATTGCACCGCAAGACTTCTATAAAGAACTCCGCGAGGCCAAGCACTGGTCTGGTGGTAAAAGCCCTTTTACTTATATGGGCATGCCTGCTGTTTTGGAGTATTCAGAAAAGCCTGAAGAGTGGAAGACGCTCTGGGGTAAATCGGACGTTCCGTGGGATGGGGATTCTGAGACACCTGACGAAGAAGGACTCTTCCCGAAGTGGGACGGCAAAGCATTATTCAGAAGACGTAGTGAAGTAACACCATCAACATGGGCGTTGGTTTACCAACAAGAAGATGTCCAAGAAGATTCTATGTTTCCTCCTGCGATTGTTCAAGGTTGTATTAATGGACAGCGCAAACGCGGACCGCTGAAAGCGGGTTCCGTAGGACATCCCTCGCACATTGAGGGGTATACAATAATAGGGTTTGACCCCGCAATGGGCGGGAATGCCGCGTTTGTGGTGACTACCTATAACAGATATGACAGCAGAATATATGTTCTTGACTGCATCAATATGTCAGAACCTACACCACAAAAGATTCAAGAAATCATTGAGCACTTGGTTGATAAATACAGACCACAAGAATTACGAGTAGAGATTAACGCTCATCAAAAAGCCTATGCTTTAGATGATGATTTAAGAAATTGGCTTGCAGCGTATGGGTGCCGTTTAGAATCTCACTTTACAGGTAAGAATAAATGGGATTCCAACTTTGGTGTAGCAGGTATGTCTATGCTAATGGGAACTCTGCGAGATGATAAGTTCCAAAAGAATAACGTTATTGAGTTTCCCTCTACGGAACACTCAGAGGGTATGAAAGCACTAGTCCAACAGTTAATTACTTGGAAGCCTAATACTCGAGGTAAGACTGACTGTGTTATGGCTTTATGGTTTACCGTGCTTAGAGCAAGGGAATTCATGGTGCAGACAGGTAACATGCAGAGATATGCAAGAAACCGCTGGGCAACCAGAGCACAAACAGAAAGACGATACTCAGTTAATTTAGACGAAGCCTTTGCAGAGCAATGGCAAGAGATACACGGATAAGGACACATTATGGCAAATCCAATCAAAGCAGTTAAAGCAATAGGTCGTGCCGTTGGTGGTATTGCAGGTAAAGGCTCTAAGAATGTAAACCCTATATATCGTCAATCATACAGACAAAAAGAAGTAAGAATTATTGGCAAGGGTGAAAAAATAGAAATGTTAAGAGCCAAACAAATTTTACGTCAAGCCGTAGATGAAGGTTATTTAAAAAAACCTGCAGACACTGCTAAAGGAACCAAGCGTGGACTTAAGGCCGCTAATGCTAAAGTCTCTAAAAGAAATAGAGATAAAATTGATACTCCAGTTAAACGTATGCAATTAAAAATAATGACTCCCCCAGCACGTCCAAATCGTGTTCGTGGTGGAGATATGAGGGGTTACTAATGGCTAAGTCTAGAAAAATGAACCTTGGTAAAACTAAGAAGTTAAAAACTTCTCCAGTTGCGCCAATACTTTCTGATTTACTTATTCCTAAGACTCCAGTAGATGTTGCTATGTATGCAGTGCCATGGGCTAAAGCCACTCGTGCTATGGGTGGTATTACTAAAAAGGGTGCTAAGTACGTAAACAAAGTTTATAGAAACATGGGTAGATAATGGCTGTTGCAAAGATTGCAAGCATTATTGCTAAGAAACGTGCTGCTGATATTGCTAAGAAAAAAGTAGCAAAGATTCCTGCAGGCCAAGCCCGTGCTGTTGCTAGAGAACAAGTTCGCGGCAGTGGTAACACAAGTAGAAAAATTAACAAAAGAACTGGTCTTACCCCTGAAGAAAAAAGTAGATTAACAAAAAAATTTCCAATTAGTAAAGAGCAAGGTCGCCCTCGCAACCCTGAAGATATTAGACGCGGTAAAGGTATTTCTAAATACGAGATGCGTATGAGATTAGGTAATCCACCAAAGGCTAAAGAAACCAAGCCAGCCAAAAAAGAAGTTTTCTTAACTAGAGGTAAGAGCATTGCTAAACGTTCTGAAGTCGAAGAGGTAGCAAAAAAGCGTTTAGAAAAACAAGCAAGAAAAGAAAGAACTGAAAAGATTTTTAAGGCTATGACGCCAGAACAAAAGCGTACTGTCATGGCAAGAGCGCAAGTTAAAAGAGCGCAACGCGAAGAGAACGCTGGTAAAACTAAATACGGCATGGATATTACACCACGTAAACAACTAGATGAAAAAGTTGTAGAACGTGCTAAAGAACTTACCGCTCAAGAAAGAAATGAAATTGCTAGAAAACAGGCTATGGAGTTTGCACAACGCAGAGAATCAGATAAGCGTGCTGCAGAAGGTCTTAAAGCAAGAGATAAAATGATTAAAAATAAAATGAAAAACATGACACCTGAGCAAAAAAGAAGATATGTAAATTATCTTAGAGAAAGTGGCTGGTAATGGCTAACCCTAAAAAGATAATTAAAGGTGTTAAAAAATTAACTAATAAGCAAAAGACTTATCAAATTCGTGGTGCCGAGGCTAAAAGAGAAAAAGAATTAGAAGAGCGTGGCGGTAGAGCATCTCCTGAATTTATTGCAAAATTAAGAAAACAAACATTTCCTCATTTATACGAATAAGGGTAGGTAGATAATTGCTAAGTATTCAACAGATTGCAGCGAGAGTAGATTCTCTTAAAGACCGTGCTGCTGATAGAGACTCAAGGGCACAAGATGTACTTGCTGTTCGTAAAGGTCAGATTGCAACTGTATATCCACAATTTTTTCCAGAGGGTGTAGACGCAAATGTCGTTGCAAATTTTATTGACATTGTTGCTCGAGACTTGTCAGAAGTTATGGCCCCACTTCCAGCAGTTAACTGCTCGGCGGCTAATCAGGTTAGTGACCGTGCTCGTTCTTTTGCCGATAAGCGTACTCGCATTGCTGCTAACTATTTTGCTCATTCAGATTTACAAGTGCAGATGTACACAGGTGCAGACCATTACATCACATTCGGTTTCGTCCCATTCATCATTGAATTAGACGAAGAGGCAGGGCTGCCGCGTATTCGTGTAGAAAGTCCAATTGGGGCTTACCCAGAGTTTGACCGCTACGGACGCTGCATTGCCTTCGCTAAAAGATATGAACTATCAGTCGCTGAGTTAGTATCCCAATTCCCAGAGTATGAAATGCAACTATTGGGTAAAGAAGGATATGAACAAAATCTAAGTGCCAGAATTGACTTTGTTCGTTATTACGATAAAGACCAATCTGTTATTTATGTTCCTAGCCGTAGTAATCTAGTTCTTTCACAAGCGGTTAATCCACTTGGAAAGATGATGGTTATTGTTGCTAGACGCCCAAGCGTTGACGGTGAAATGCGTGGACAGTTTGATGATGTACTAGGTATCCAACTGCTTCGTAATAGGTTCGCATTACTTGCGATGGAAGCAGCAGAAAAATCTGTTCAATCACCAATTGTTGTCCCACAAGATGTTCAAGAAATTGAGTTTGGCGGAGATTCTATTATCCGAACAAACAATCCTGCAGGTGTACGTAGAGTTGAATTACCTATACCTAATGGTGCATTTACTGAACAATCATTACTGCAACAAGAATTAAGAACTGGCACACGTTATCCAGAGTCACGTACTGGTAATCTTGATGCAAGTATTATTACTGGTCAAGGCGTTCAAGCCCTTATGGGTGGCTTTGATACACAGGTTAAATCTGCTCAGGCAATCTTTGCCTCAGCCCTTAAAGATGTTATCTCAATTGCATTTGAAGTTGATGAAACATACTTTGACTTTGAGAAGACAGTTCGTGGTGTAGATGCTGGTTCTCCATACAGCATTGACTACAAGCCTTCTAAAGATATTAAACAAGATTATTCAGCCGATGTTCGTTATGGCATGCTTGCTGGTCTTAACCCAGCGCAGGGACTTATCTTCATGCTACAAGCATTAGGCGCTAAAATTATTTCTAAAGACATGGTTATGCGTGAACTACCATTTGGTATTAACGTAACTCAAGAACAAGAGAAGATTGAAATTGAAGAAATGCGTAACTCATTACTGGGTGCGTTAGGGGCGTATACTCAAGCAATACCTCAAATGGCTACACAAGGCATGGACCCATCTGACATCATTGTTAAGATTTCAGATGTAATTAAAGCCCGTCAAAAGGGAGTAGCGATTGAGGATGCAATTGAAGAAATCTTCAGACCTGAAGAATTACCTCCTACTGGCGCTACACAGGTTGAGCAAACGTCCCCTGCTCCCGCTGCTCCAGTAGGAGGCATCCCTCCTCAACCAGAGCAAGGTGGTGGATTACAAAGTCTTTTATCTAGTTTGACCGCAGGTGGTCAGGCTAGTGCAAGTGCAAGGACAGTTGTAAGAAGATAGTTTAGAAGGGGACCATGACAGCAATAGTTGGAATACAAGGTAAAGGCTGGGCTGTTCTAGGCGCAGATACTACAACCTCATATCAAGATAGACCATACGTGGCTAAAGGGTGTGAGAAGATAGTTAAGATTGGTGAGTATCTAATTGCAGTTGCAGGTGATGCAATTGTAGGAGATATCCTTAATAACTTATGGCAACCACCTAAAGTAATTAAGACGCAAGACCCAGATAGATTTATGATGATTAGAGTATTACCATCTATGAAACAAACTATACTAGATGGTGGATATGACCCAACACCTAAAACAAAGAATGATGATGATTCAGGTTGGGATGCATTAGTTTGTTTTAATGGTAGGTTATATCAAGTTAGTGATGACTATGGATATATGCGGGATGACAAAGGTTTATATGCAATAGGTTCTGGTGGAACCTTAGCCCTTGGTGCATTAGCAGCACTAGAGTCTGAAACTAAGACTCACGCTAAAGCATCTGGTGCAGCAAAGAAAGCAATCAACATAGCAATTGAATACAACGTGTGGTGCGGTGGTACCGCAACTGTTAAAACACAATTTACTAAGTAGGAGGAAGTGTGGCACAGCAAGGTGGATATAGAAAACCGAATAACCCAGCCCCAATATCAGGCCCTGGCTCTCTTAGTCAGCGTACTGACGGGGGTCCAACACAACCCGCAACTTACATCTCAGGATTACCATATGGACAAGGACAAGAGACTTACTCAAACCAAGTAGCAGCACCTATGGCTGGCAATCCAGTTCCACAAATGGAAATGCCAACACCATTGATGGCACCTACTGCTCGCCCTAATGAACCTATTACCACTGGAGTTGATATAGGTGCTGGCGCTGGTTCAGAGGTAATGCCAAAATTGCCTAATCCTTCATATACAATTCAAGACGTAATTAAAAATTTAATTCCCTACGACCCATCTGGTGATGCTGAGTTAATATACAGAAGTTTACTTGACGAAGGGTACTAATGGCATATCGTCTTAATCCAATAGTAGCCAAGGCTAGTCCAAACCTTTATGCTGCTGCTAAATCCGCAAATATACCTATGGAACAAGGTGCACAACTAGAGCAGTTTAGTTGGACTATTGAAAAAAACAAAAAATTAAATCAATTAAGAATTGATGATGCCCGTAAAGAATTTAATGAACTAGACCCAACTGCTCAAGAAAAATTAAAGTTCTTATTCCCTGAGTCAGATTATCAATTACCAGAACCAGGTGCTAGTAATTATCTTACTGGAGCAATTAAGACTGGCTTTACAGTTCTTAAAAGCCCATTAGTTTTATTATTTAAAACTGCTGGTGTTTTTAATAGAGCAATCAATACACCCTATCTGCTAGCACGTCAGGCTGCACAAGGCGAAGGTTTATTTACTAAAGAATCTTTCAGTGATGCTTGGGATGGCCGTAGAGTTTATGACCAGGGAGCATTAACAAATGCTCAAGATTACTTTGGTGTTGAAAAAGTAGAAATAGCAAAAGGTTTAATTGCTGGTAAAAAACCAGGTGAGATTATTGCTAGTGCTGGTGGTGCAGTAAATCAAAAACTACTAGAGGCTTTAGAAGAAGCATACAATAACCCAGAATCATTCCAACAGGTAATGGATGGCGTTAAGGGTGCACAAGTATCTCCAGGTAGAGATGTAGCACGCTCAACTGGAATTAAAGGAATTTCTGGTCCTATAGATTTTATATATCAAATTGCAGTTGACCCATTAACTTGGATGACTGGCGGTGCAACCGCTGCTGCTAAGGCAGGATTGTTTGGTCTTAAGAATCAAACTGGTACTCAAATGCGTAAGACTATTGAGCAGTTTGGTGTTGCTGGAGTTAAGGATATATTCCGAGACAACAAAGACGTAGTTAAATTATGGGATGACCAACTAGGTCCTGCTGTTAAAAAACTTAATGACGAGCCAGATGAGATTGCTAAAATTGGAATTCGTAATGATATTAAAAGACGCTTTCCTGGATACAATAACGATGAGGCTATTGATTTCTTAGAAAGAAATAATGTAGTTAATGCTAGCCGTGCTCAAACAGTTTTTTCCAATGTTGATAATCTTTCTATGTTTATGGCTGGTAGGGTTAATGGTGCTCAGTTCTTTCGTAATGGTGTAGCAACTGCACGTAATCAACGCAGACTAACCGTTGGTGCTCAGAAGGCATTAAGTAATTTCTTAAATCCTAAATCTGGTACCACCAAAGAAATTGCTAAGTCAGTTGATGAGATATCTAAGTCCCTTGTTAAAGCAGGCTCTACCCGTGAGGCTGAGTTAATAGGTCCAGAGATAATAGACTTTACAAAATTTAGC